AAAATTTGATTTGTTTTCACTTTTTGCTCCTGTTTTTAAATACCTCCATTCTGAGGTATTATAATTTAACCCCTATTTTATGGCTTCTACTCCATGATTATCATTGAACTTTATGTACCCCATATCTAAAAGTTTGTTGTACACTTTCCATGATTTACTACCGTGTTTAAAAATATCAGTAGTTTTTTTATTTAGTCCATCATAGACACCGACTGATATTCCTTCTTCTTTTCTAAAGTTCGCAATACTTGAGTATTTTCTTCTAATAGCAGTCTCATCAATAAAAAAGAATTTATTTTCTTTTTGCATCTTTATTATTCCTTTCTTATGTTTTTTTGATATACTTGTTAAATATAATCTGCTTTGTGCCGATTTATATCTTATGAGTGAATTATAGTAAATTAATTCACTAAATGTCAAGAGAATTGATGAATTATAGTAAATTTATCTAAAAAGGTGTATTTATGGATACCAATATGCTATTAAAAAAGATGATAGACGTTAGTGGTAAAAAAACCCAAAAAGCTTTTAGTGAGTGGATTGGAGTGTCTCAGTCTTATATTACAAAATGGAAAAATCAAGGATATATACCTGATGAATACGTAAAAAAATTTAATAGTGAATTTGGTAAATATTTTACTGTGCCAGATGAATTTGAACAAATCGCTTCAAATGATTTTAACAAAGATGTTTTATGTGATTATATGAACGAATCAACACATCAAAACAACTCAATAGACATAAAATACTTCCCAAACTCTTATGGCTCGATGGGTGAGGGCGGAGTAAGCTATGAGACACTTCCATCTGTAATGAGCTTCGATAAAGATTTTCTTATTAATACCATAGGCATATCAAACTTTAAAAATCTATTGATAATAAATGCAGTCGGTAACTCAATGTCTCCAACGATAGAGGACAACTCAAAGCTTTTTATAACTCCGTTCGAGAATGAGGGTAATACTTTCATTGATGGCGGTGTATATGTTATATATGCGCCTCAGAGTGGATACCTTGTAAAAAGAGTTATGCTGAACTCTATTAATGGCTCTATAACGCTTAAAAGTGATAACAGTGAGTATGACAATGTAGTAATGACAAAAGACATACTAAACGGTTGCAAGGTAATAGGTCGTGTCGTTGGTAACTTTAGCAGTAAAATATAAAAATGTTCAATAAAAAATACATCGACAGTTGGAAAGTAAGATTTATTGGCAGTCTTGTATTGTGGATTATATTTTTAATTGTGTACTTTATTTTTAATGGTTTTAAAATTTAACAGTAAGGTGTAAGATGGGCGAATCAATAGGAACTATTATAGCAACAATATGGATGTTGTCTCCATTTGTCTTAGGTTTTTTTCTATACAGGTGTTCAAAGAAAAACAAAAAGAGTGATGTTGATAAGTATATAGAGCTAAACTTTAACGACGATATAGAAAATGACATAGAAGACTATGAAGAGTTCATAGAATACAGATATGATGATTTAAAAGTGCAGTTTGATTACGTTGATGCAAAAGACGAAAAGACAACGAGAAGAGTGAAAGTGAACTCAGTTGACGATGAGTATCTTCGAGGATGGTGTTATGAAAGGTCAGCATCAAGGACTTTTAGACTTGATAGAATTGTTAAGCTGTATGATAAGGATGGGAAAAAAGTAAAAGACATAATGGGCTTTTTTAAAGATGCGTATGAGAAATCATCTGATTATATCTTGATGAATTATATAGATGAACATATTGATTTACTGAAAGTTCTAATTTATCTTGTAAAAGCAGATGGCAGATACTCCGCGAAAGAGAAAGTGGTTGTTAGAAAATTCTTACGAGATATGACAGAGATAGACTTTGAAGATGCTCTTATTGATAAAATAATGAAAAGTATCACTGCTCCATCATTTGAAGAGTTTAAGTCATATGTTGATGAATTGTCAAGTAGAGAGAATAGATATAACCTGATAAAAGTTACAGAAGATATAATAGGAACACAAAACACAGTGCATCCAAATGAGCAGCAAGCACTAGACTATATCAAGATGGTTGAGAATAAAAAATAATTTATGAAGTTAAAACTTTCAGATAGTGATAGTTTAAATAACGTGAGAACTTCTTATTAAAACTTCCATTCATTAGGTCTTGATAATAAAGTCTTCGTTTTTTATACTTCGCTTTATCTACAAAAGAGTATAACATTCTTAGACTTTCATCTCCTTTCCCAGTCTTTATATAAACTCCGCGTTTCAATACAAAAGGTTTTATGCCTTTAGTTTTATAAATAGGATCACTTCTTTTTTTTGGAGCTTTTTCCATGAGAGTTTGAATTTTTAATGCTTTTGGAATAGGTTTGCTGTTTGATAATCCTGCATACTTTGTTAGATTTTTTCTTATTGGTACTGCTATCTTCTTATGTTTTGGGAGTCTTACTCCTCCCCATTCCTGAAAACCCATTCCCTCAACAGCGTGATGTGTTTCAATTGTGAGATTTCTCTTATTTGACTTCTGTACTTTTATAGAACGTGGACTTTTCATGTATTTAGTTCTGAGTTCCATAGTATCATCGATACCATTGACTATATCTTTTCTCATTCCATCAAACGCTGTATCGTTCATAGCGCGTGAGATGATATAAGGCATATCTTTAGCTAGTTTGTTGAATGTGTCTAACTGATCCGTAATATCAAACTCTATCGCTTCCATACTATGCCTTGAATGTTACTAAGTGGTCTTCGTTTCTCACGTCTAAATGTACCCATAATGTTTCAAGTTCAAGTCCTCTTATGTGTGGAAACTCATGCGGATTATTTATGATGTAGTTTCGTACTTCTTCTGCACTGTAATGACTGAACACAATATCAAAGGCATTAGCGAACGAGTGCTGCGAGCCGTAAGAGTAGTTCGGGCTATCCGGCGTGCGTATTCCGCTCCACTCCCTTGATCCACCCCAATAGTAATTGTTTATAGTCATTGTTCCAAGATTAAAATGATCTTTGAGTTTGTCAATCGTCTCGATGAGTCTTATATCAACATACCTCCACGCTTTTTCTCCGTACTTCTCGTACATCTTCTTTGGTACTAACTCATGAACTTTAAAGTATTTACTTTGCATTTTTACTCTCCGCATATGCTTTAACTGATTTCTCTACACTTCTACCGACTACATAACCACCCAAACCGAGCTTTAGAAGTTGCCACATATCACTTGGTATTTGTAACATAGTCGCTTTATCTGTAAACATACTCAAATATGGGTATATGATGTAGTTATTAGCGATTATAAATACGAAGACGAGCATTGTTATAGGTCGCCAATTCTGTGCTAACCAACTCCCACTATTTGCCTCTGCCTGAATAATCTTGCTTTGCGATTCAATAACAGTTTTTGAGTAGTCATTTAGCTGTCTATTCATCTCAAGTTGATAAGCTTGCAACCCAGCTTCAAGTTTTGCTTTCTGTTCCGGTGTAAGGTCAGGCGGAAAATATGACTTAATCATACTTGTACCTGCATCAACTACCTTACCTATTAAATCTCCGATTATTGGTATCATATTTCTTCCTTTTTATAAAGTTTTCCAAACTCCCAAGAATAAGTCTGCGTATGTCCTAGCAGTCCATCTTCTAGCCATCCGAACACTCTGCCAAATATTACTACTTTAAAAGCGTACTTGTCTCCTACCATTTGATTAAACTTATAGTTGAAGTTGTATGCAGGATTGCGAAGCGTCCACCAAAACACGCTCCAAAACTCAAATAGTGGATATTCAGCTCGTATGTCACCCAAATCAAAAGCGTTTCCTTTTACGTGCATCATATTCGATCTATCAACTGCTTTGCGAAGTTTGGACTTTATGAACTCCGGCATCCACGTTTTACGCTCTCCGTTGATTATAGTCTCGTTAAAACCTTTGTCATATGTATCCTCATTTGCATCATCATCTAAAAACAGCCATAATGACAAAGAAAAAAGATACTCGCTGCGTGAGACGTATTTACGCTTGATAAGTCCTCTGCATGAACTGTGACTGCCTCCGTCAAGTATCCAGTATTTATTATCAACGGCACTTCCTGAGAGTACAGGATTACGCTCACACAGTCGCTTTAACTTGATGTCATTGTTTAAATGATAGTTATAGACTGTATTGCGCAGATATTTTCTGAATGGAATTGCAACGAACACTAGCGGAAAAAACACTCTTCGGAAGATGACGGTAAACAGAATTACTATGTAGTAGATGTATTTCATGACTTGGTTTTCTCTTTTTTTATTTCTTCAAAAGTTGCTTTTGCACCTAGTTTCTCAGTTATAATTAACTCTATAAGATAAAAACTTCTCGTTCCTTGATGTCCTATAAACCCACTTATTGCAACTGCTAAAAGTTCATTTATCCCATACCCAATGAGTCCCAAGTAAACAAGCAGTGTAAGACCGATATTTACAAACATATCCATAAAAAAAAGTGTTATTTTTTTAAGCACTGAGAAGCCTCTAACATCTCTTCTGATAAATGATACTGTAGCTCCCCATACACCAGCCAAGAAAGCAAAAAGCGTTGAAATAAAATCTACATCCCCAAAGTTATTATGTGGCACTTTTATACTCCGTATTTGATTTTGTGGTAAAGTCTTACAGCCATCACCATAGCTCTTGTGTAGATGTTCTTCTCCACTTCAAACAACAGCTCTTCAAAGAGATCATCAGCTTTTTTATACAGTTCTATGTCACAGAAGTAGTCGTGCACTATAATAGCTTTGAGGTACTTTGGCTTAAACGGCGGAACAAACCACCACAATACTCGTGGAATGTTCGCGCCATTCGTCTCGTATCCTGATTCTATAACCACATCTCGTGTGACTATTGGAGATTGAAGCTTGTATGTGTTGTTTGAAGTTGGAGAGACGACTACCATACTATAGCATCCAAATCATCTTGTGTTGCAGCTGCTTGTGCTTGTGCTTTCAAATTAGCAGCTTTAGTAAGCAAGCTTATTTTATAAGCCTTACCATCATTAAGCACTTGTATAAGTTGTGCTATTGTATGAAGTTCATAATTCCAAGTAGTTGGATTTCCATTACCATCATCTTTTGAACATTTTAATGCATCATCAATACCACCACTTACCAATCCAATCAAATTCAGCTGGTCAATCTGCTCACTCTGATAGTGATAAGTTGTAGGGGTTGCAGTATCTAAAGCTGTTGAAGTAAATCCGCTAACTATTTGACTTGAACAAGCATTATTGATTTCAGATATTTTTGCAAACTTTAATTCATCTAAAGTTCTAAAATCTTTGAAAGATAAAGCACCAGTAGTAGTATCTACAGAATTATAATTATTGTCGATAGCTACTTGCCAATCTGTTTCACTTACTTCAATGTTTGGTGTAGGTATTGTTTTGTGAATTTCACTATCATACCACCCTAAAATCTTTCCATTTGTTTCATCATAATGTGCATATTTCATAATTTCTCCTTAATACCCTACTGCAATCCAAACACAACCTGCTGCGTTCGTTGACATTGAAAATCCCGTTGTTGACATACTTGATGTAAAAGCAGAAACAGCACCACCATCCGTATCTCCATTAATATACTTATTTGAATTTACTAAAAAAACTGCATTCGGAAACGTTATTGGAAAGGTAATTGTTACTAGACCGCCTGAGTATGTTGTAGTATCAAACCCCCACTGAATAATCAGTCCACTAGGTAATTTCTGATAACCATTTACTGCTAAACCGCTAGTAAAGTCAGCGGGAAGTCCTCTTACTAAGTCAGCATTCAAACCATTTAGCAGTGCAGGAACTGTTATTTGACCTTTACTCACTGCTTCATCTGCATTAACTGCATCTGCTACTTTGAAAGGTAGCTTTTTCCAATTTCCATTTAAATTCGTGACTGGATCATCATTTGTTACTCCATCCGCTAAGACTTCGTAATAGTGTCCGTCACTTCCTTTTACCACGTCACTTACTGTTTGAGTTGCTATTGCACTTGTGTTGTATGTGAAGTTTGTATTGTAAGGCATTTTTAGTGCCTTAGCTAATTGAGACAAATCATCATCAATAAGTGTGTATCCTGCATCTTCTACAACTTGAAACACATTCCATTGATTGTCATTGATTACTTTTGCCAAGTATCTAGTACCTGCGTTAAAGCCATCTCTGTCTATTGCAGTTCCATCTGCTGCCGCGCCGTCTGCTACTTTAAACTTCTGCATTGTTTTCCTTTGTTTTTAGATTTAACACGCTGATAACTCGCCTAGCTCATCGCCGAATTGAGAGTATCCGAATGTAAATGGAGTGATTGAGTTGATAGGTTTATTTTCAAATATTACATTGACATAAGGCGGTTTTAAATAGAGTGCTAACCATTCTAATTTTTTGTAATTTGCACATGAGATAGTGTCACTAAACTTGATTAAAAGTTCCATATTCCTGCTAAGTGCAGGGTCTCCGAATTCGTCGCCAAATTGAAGCTCTCCAAATTCCATAGATACCGGAAGTGTCATAAAAGATACAGTTTCATTTATGAAGTTTCCAAAGTCTATTATGATTGTTTTATAGTCATAATCTTTGTTTAGATATTCGACTATTATTCTTTGGATCTCTCTTTTTGTAAAGAGTTCCGTTTTGATAAGACAATCTTGTCCGTGTCTATCGGCTAGATTTTCACTTTGTATGATGTTGAAGTCGTTATAAAATGCCGTTGCAGTGTCGTATGAACGCTCAAATTCTCCACTCATGCCGTCTATAAGCTTATTTGAGTTGTCGCCTAACTCCCATGCTTTGCCAGTTGGTAAAAATGACTTTATAAGTTCTGCAAATTTTAGAGCCATGTTATGACTCCGACATCAAGCACTTCATTATCTGCGATTACTTTTGTGTCTGTAGTTGCAGGTATAACGAGTCTTGCGCCTTGAGATTGTAAATACTCAGCTAATCCTGCATAAGCATAAGTAGTATTTGGTTTTTGCGTGAGATACAGGTAATCTTTTATTGATTGAGTAACACTTGCTTGATTTGTAGCGTCATTTATAGCTAATTGTATGCTAAAATCTACTTTTGTAATAAGAGGTAAGAAATAATCTACACTTACATAAATAGGTACTGCATTTTTGCTTTCAAAGTATGCTTTTAGTTCATCCAAATCTGCTTGAACTGCAACACCATCATTTGAATATGTAAGTATTGTTATTCCAAACGTTCCAACTCCATATTTGTTGTCGCTTATAAAAGATGCTTTGACATTTGGAAGTTCATTTGCAAGTGCTTTATAAAAACTTTCATTATTGACATACGATGCTGTAGCGAATTTTTGTCGAGTTCTAGTTCTTACGCTTTCTATCGTCTCTTCATCTATCGCACCGCTAAAGCCATCTACACAATGAGCTTTGTTGTTTATCCCAACTATTGGAACAGAGAGAAACATATCAATACTTTGAAGTGTATTATTCAATGTGCCACTTTTTACGCTTTCACATTTTACGTTAGCAACTCCGAGCAGTATCGTACCATCTTCAATAGTGATGTATTCTAAGTTGTTATAGACTAGCTTTGTTCCGGTCGGCACTATTGTTGCATCTGTGCCGTAGAATGTTACCGTAGCAGTTGCTTTTGTTGGGTTTTTTCGCGTGATGTTTTTAAGTGGAGCGAAGTATTTTAATACCCTGTCAGATGAACATGAATTAAGAAAGCTATCTTTTTCAATGCGATCCAAGTAAATGTATAAAAGTTGAAATGTAGCACTAAGTGAGTTTGATATTTGTTCAAAGAATGACTTTTTAAGCGGAGTGATTGCATTTTTTAATGATGCTATAAAGTCGTTATATATCCGATTCTTTAACTCTAATATTGTCATTTTGTCATTCCGTCTATTAGTTGAGTGTTGCACACACTCGGTATTAAGCAATTATATCTTAAATTCTTTGATAAATCAAACTATTTTTGTCAATATATTTAGGTTTTCATCTAAAGAGTAGATTAAATTATCTTTATTCTCATTATTTCCGTAAAAAATTATAGTTCTGTCTAGTCTATTTCCGTTTTTAACAGACAAAATATCAATCTTATTTACTATTCCGTCATCTATGAGCCACTGCAAAGCCTCTCTTAATCCATTTTCATTCTTTTTTATGTTTTCATCACTTAGTTTTTCTAAATGATACTCTTTGTTTCCTACTGTCTTGCCATCTATTTGAGTGCCTATCTGTCTTTTGCTTGCATCTGTAAAGATAGATAAGATTGAAGCAGTTATGTAACTGTCATCTTTCTTAGTGTCGTTATTTTCTACTGCTGTATCAAAGAAAAAATCAGTACCTATTATATGATCTTGTAAATAAATATCCATTTATTATCCTTATGATGGAGGGTTTGTCTCCGCTTGTGAATTTCCTGCACTGTCAGTACCTTGAGAATGTGTATGTGTATCATCTATTGATGTTCCGTTTGCCGTGATAGTTCCTGTAAATGCTGATACGCTTGCGTTTACTGTGAAGCTTGAAGTGTTTATAGTATAATCTGTACAGTCAGACTGAATACTTTTTGCCTTAATCGTTATCTTATCTTTTTCAACTTTTATATAGTCTCCGTTTTGGTTATAAACAACACTATCACCGCTTGCAACATCAATGATGCTCGCTATATGCTCATTTGCTATAACGATGCTTTCATTTCCTATCCTTGCAACTACGCATCGACTGTCAAGTGGAGCATTTGAGTTGAAACCGAACTGATTTACTTTTAATGCGTCTTCAATATTTCTAAGTGTCTTTAGCTGCACTTCTTGAAGCTTTCCATTACCGCCTATGACGTTTGTATATTTACCTATTTTTAAGATGTTTTCTAATTTTTCGTTAATATACTCTATGATCTGATTAAACATCAAATAATCCTTTGCTCACGAAAGTAACATTTGACACTGTTCCGCTATTGTCTTTTGTATATGTTATCTCCTTGATTAAAAATGAACTGTTTACTATCTCTGTTTCTATTTTCACTATCGTGTTTATTTCAAGTTCCCATCCGTGAACAACTGCTGATAATGACAATTCTTCAGATTTATTCTTGTTATACTGCCATTTTGCAAGGTCTTGATTTGTCTTATCTTCCGTATTAACTTTTACGAACGGGCGAAATCTTGATACTGTGTCATCTGATACTATTCCGTCTGTTACATCATCTATCATACTTTCTTTTTTGTAAACATATTTGTCATGTCTATACGTGAGCTTTTTCGTGTATTTGAGACTTTTAAAATCATCGTCTTTGAGTATGATTCCACTCTCTTTTTTATCGTTCTTTACTATGACTATATTTCCGTCTTTATCGCTTATAGGCAGTGTATTTGTTTGTTTGCATAGTCTGTTTATAGCATTGAAGTATGTCTCGCCAACTTTAGTATTAAATACTTTTAGTGGAGATAGTTTTATATTTGATACTACTTTCATCCCAAACTCTGAAACTATATTGCTCATTATTTGCAGCACATTCAGCTTGTTGTACTGCTGAGGCGTGAGAATGTTGCTGTCTATAAGGTCTCCGGTCTTACTTCTTCCTGATATTCTAGTAGGCATCTTTTTATCGCATATTGATGCTGTTATCTCGTCAATGTATCCAGTTAAGAATGTTTTATCATCGACAAGTATCTCTACAACATCATCATTCTGTATGGATAATTCCGATCCGTTTAAAATCTCCATAGAGAATGTGTGCGCGATTGATGTCATAGATTTAGTGATCGATACTTTTTCCCATCCGCTGTATTTTACATTGTTTACTTTTAATTCTAATATCATCTTGAAAGCACCACTATATCGCCACTTATAAATATTGGATTAACGATTGAATTATTATCAAGCACCTCATCTACTCGTGAAATATCATTGTACTTATCCATTGTATATTGAAAAATGTCAGTAGTTATAGATACTCTATCTGTTTTTAAATTCTGCAGTTTTGAAAACTTAGCAGTGTAAAAAGATATAAACTCTTTGCGTGACTCTTGGTACTTGTCTAATAAGTCTTGCTTTGCTACAGTGTCGCCAATATCTCCGTTGTTAATTATGTCATTTTCTAACAATTCCATCACTCTTAAAATATCATCTTTACAACTTCCAAAGTCATCGCCTGTTGAAAAGTTTACATATTCAAGATTTTTTATAGCTGTGTGTATCATACCTGCAATTACACAATTTTGATAAGCTTTTGATGCTTCTAGTGCTTTAGCCTCCGCATAGTTGTTCGATGTTCTTATGCTGTTTGCCTCTGCCATTTCTCTCAGTGATGAAGTGTAATTCTTTTGTGAAGTAGAACTAAAAAGTTTTAAGTTCGTTACATCGTCAAAGTTTGCCCAAATGCTCACTATCTCATTTGCAAGGCTATCAACTGATATGATGTCGCCTTTTACAGTTCCTATTATATTTCCTACTTTAGATTTGATATTTTGTGAGAAGTCTCTAGTGTCTTCAAGAAATTTTATGCCGTCTTCAACTTTTCCCCACATTTTCGTTATATCATCCACTACGCTATTACGAAGCAAATCTCCAATAGCAGGATAAAATGACTTTTTAAAGTTTGCTATTGCTGCAGGTCTCACATCAACTGTATAAAGTATTTCTTTTGTCTTTTTGAGTTTATTTGTAGCTTTTTTGAAAGTTATATCTACTGTTGCCATTCCTATTTTAGAAATAGACTCTTTTATGCTCCATGTATCGACATATACTTCTATCTTTCCGTGAAACTTGTCTATAAGTATTCCGCTTGATGTATCCTCTAATGCTTGTTTTATTGCTTGTTTTTGGTCTAAGTAGTTATCTCCGCCTATGTACCCACTAACTTTTATAGTATTGTTTTTTAGTCCATTGCTTTCTGTAAGCGTTCCACCATTTATAAAGCTATGGTCCGTTAATCTTTGGCCGCCTGATAATTCATCATCTTTTGTATAAAAAGGTACTCCGCGAAATGAAGACTGATTTAGTTTTTTTATATCAAACATTAGAATTGTTTCCCATCGTTTAAAAATACATCTGTTTGTGTTGATCCTGCTGTTTCAACACTTCTTACTTTTCCATCTGCTACATTTACATGAACGGCTACCGGTACTACTGTTTTGCTGTTGTTTTGAATAGTTTGCAATGCGTTTTGTGGCTGTGTCTGCTTTTGTGGTTCATCGCCTGAGAAAAAACCGCTTACAGTATCGACAATACCGCCTAAACTCATATTTGACAATTTATCAGCATATTTCATAATCATTGCAAACTTACTTACTACCCAGTCTATCTGCTTTCCTATCATTCCAAAATACCAATTAAACCCATCACCTATGAACTTAAATACTTTTACAGCACCTCTTCCAAATCTATCTACTAGATTTCTGAATCCATCAAACTTATTATATGCCCATATTACACCGGTTGTGACTGCTGCGAATCCTGCAACAATCAATCCTATAGGATTTGCATACATTGCAGCATTAAGCGCGAACATTCCTATTTTAAATAGTGCAACACCTGCTACTACATCTCCGATATGATTTTGCAATGAAGACAAAAGTCCTATGCCGCCTTTTATTGCGTCAAACACTCCGACAACTGCAACTTTAACTTTTGTAATTGCCTCGTCTCTGTATTTTGCATTTTTAAACTTCTCTGTGAAGTCGCTCATTAATCCGGTAACTTCTTTGAGAACTGGAGTAAGTGCTTTGAACTTTATGCTGTTTACTGCGAAGCTCAAATCTTGCATAGTATCATTATAGGCTGCTGCTGCTTTTATGTCCTCTTTTGACGCACCGCCTCCTAACTCTTTAAGTCTTTTGCGTGAGGCTATCAATCCGTTTACACCCTCATCGAGCATAAGTAATGATTTTCTACCAGTCATACCAAATGCGGCATCAGCTAAAGCCATCTTCGATTGTTGTGTTGGAAGCTTTGCATATGTCTTTAGTATCATCTCATATGCTTCTTTATTGCTTTTTGCACCTTTTAACTGCATTGCTAGTGCAGGACTTATCTTTTTAATGACATTTGCCATAAGTCCTGATCCTGTAGATTGAAATACACCAAGCCTCTTTGTAAAACGAGTAAGTGAAGCATCCATATCATCAGTTGATAGTCCTGCGTGTTTGGCCTGCTCATGCATCGCTTGAAGCTCATCAGTAGGTAGTTTTAAATTCCCTGCTTTTTTACCTAATTTATCAAGAGACTCTGCTTGCTGATTGACTGCCATAGCAAGCCCGCCTCCAAGAAGAAAGCTTCCTATTCCTGCAAGCTTACTAAATCCTGATGCGTATCCTTTCAGTCCTTTTTTTCCTGCATTTATGCTTCTGTTTACTCTGGTTAGTTTCTTGCTTAATCTTGTGAGTGACGACTGGCTTTTATTTACATTCGATGAAGCTTTTTTAGATGCATTTCCTAAACCTATAAAGGACTTTGCAACATTTTTAAGCGGTGATGATGCTCTATCGACAATTGATACTTTACCCTGTGCAGGTTTTATTGATGCCATGTTTCAAGTCCTTTTTTGTTTGAAATACACTCAAAGCGATAAATCTAATTATCGCTTGGAATACATTTTAAAGCCAATTCATAAAGAGTATCTATTCTGTTGAGTGTTTTTAGTTCAGATGGCTGAGTGTGAAACACACTCATTATAGTTGCCATCTTCTCTAAATACTCTACTCTTCGCCTATAAACTTTCCCACTAAACCTGCAAGTTTATTGTAGTCAGATGGATGCAGGCTTCCAACTTGTTCACCTGTCAGTCCAGTAATGTTACATACTGCATCTTTGAGATTTGCACCTGTTGGAATTGCTATGACATCAAGGAAATCATCAGCAGATATGTCCGCTTCTTCTTTTACTTGAATATCTTTTATTTCATTTTCGCCTAGTGCGTCTTTGATTGATCGTCTTAGTGTAAATTTCTGCATTATCTAACCTTTACATTTCCGGTAAACTCATACTCTACTACACCATCTGAAGCAGTAACACTTGGATCTGCTGTCTGTGTCATATTTGTACCGACTACTGTTTTACCATCGACAAGTTCTAAGATTACCTCGCCGTCTTCCATGTCTCTGAATTTGTCCGTATCTGCTTTTTTGAGCGTTGATACTTGCACCTTGACGTATCCTGCTTTTCTCTCTTGCGTTGTAAACATAACTTCGCCAGTTCCGTCATCAAGAACAGATGTTTTTTCTGCTCCAGATGGCTTATACTCAGCCGTTCCTGTCTTAACTTGGATTGTCTGATTATTAATAGTCAGTCTTTTAATTCCTACGCTTGCCATTTATTCCTCCTAAACTTCATAGTTGATTAACATTGCTTGCTGTAGAAGCACGTTAATTACATCAATGTTCATTGTTGAGTTGATACGATTGCCGACTTTTTCTACAACAATACTATCCTCAAAACCTTTTAAGTTTTCACACACTGCGTCTTTTACAAGTTGCTCATAATTTAGTACCAAATACTGTTTATAAAGATTTGGAGTCATTACTTGAACACCTGGTCCGAATAGATCAGAGTCATTCCCTACTTTAAAGTTTTGGTACTGTGACATTCTTACTATGAATGTGTAACGAACATATGAGATAGTCAAGAACACTCTTAGATCTGTATCATCAACATTGAGCGCGATACCTTGCGCATCTTTTTGAAGCGTAGTTACTGTTCTATCAATGATTACTTTGCTTCCCATAACTCTATAAGTAGCAACACCACCACCAGCCAAAACATTTCGCTCTGTTCTAATTCTCTCACTCAATGGCAAGAAACCTGCAAGTTCTTTGTTTAAATAACCTGCGCCCGGATTACTTTGTGCAATGTCTCCAACAAGTGCAATCATTCCGGCAGCTTGCTCAAAACCAGTTGCAAACACAGAGTAGTTATCAAGAACTGTAATAAATGCACTGTTGATTGAATCTGTTTTTGTTGTGAGGTTTGTAACAGTATCGTTCACACCTACAACACAAAAACCATCGAGTAGTTCAGTAGCCTTGAAGTTGTCAGTAAGCGCAACATCTATAAGTGAAAGATTAGAGTTGTCAGTATATGGTTGTGCAATCAAATTAAACTGATTGTTTTCGAGTATTGATTGTACTCCAGTTGTTGTAAGGTCAGGATCGCCTGCACCGCCTGCAAAATCTGAAATGGCAACGGTAAGTCCAAGTGGAGTAACATCATCGGAATTGTAGTTCATCATTGATTTTAGCGTGTTTCCGTATGTACCTTTATGCACAGCTGTCAAGTTCACTTGCTCAAGCACTGTTGCATCAACTGCCGCAGTAAACTGATTGTCTGTGTATTCTGCAATTTTTGCGTTCAATGCTGTTGCGATCGATGCACCTGTGTCTCCGACTGCAACTGCTACCTTATAAGCTCTGCCATTTACATAAAATGCAAGTGTTCCATTTTCAGTTGCCGTTCCTGTGATTGTAACATTACCTGCTGCTTGAATACCATTTGCATCGTCATCAAGTGCGATTACTTTTAATTTAACGCTCTTGTTGATGTCGTAGTATCTTCCAATAGCTGCTGCAAGCATAGAAGTAGCACCGAATTTCTTTACTGCTTCCTCTTTTGAAAAAATGTCAAGCACTTCATTTGGAACTGCTGTACCTGCTGCTGTTTTTTGTCCGAATATCAAAGCTGTGTACTCTTGCTTGATTGATCCAGTTGTGCTAATTGCTTTTCTAAGCTCTGCATACACAAAAGGGATATTCATATTAAAAATTTCATTAAAACCAATAGCCATTATTTAGCTCCTCTTTTTTTAGATGTTTTCGTCTTGGATAAATCCTCAATCTTTACATCTCCATCGTTTAAGCGATTCATCCAAAATGAAGATACACTCTGAACTACTATGCCGTCTTGTGAAACTCTTTTCATAGTTTCAGGGTTTATTACTTTTAAGCCATCTTTAGGCGTAATTTTAAACATTTAAAGGCACTCCCTCATTTGTTATTTGAATATTTGCGATACTTCCTTGCCAGTCGAAATCTTCAAGTGTCAATGGAATTACAGGAAGTGCGTAATCATAAGACACTTTGTAACTCATCATCGCCATTCCTATATCGTTCCCGCTTGAATTATCATGCTCTGTTGATGAGCTTTGAAAAACGACATCCTCAAAAAGTGCGAAATAATCATCAGTGATAGAAGATACTCTTTCAGTGAGTATTCTTCCCATTGCGTTATCGACTTCAAGCATTACGTTCTCTATGACTTCGTAAAAGTCTCCGTTGTCAATTGTATTGTCACTCACAACTATGCCGACATTCAAGTCAAGCTCTCGTGATGTGTGTGTAGTGAACTGTTCAGATATAGATTCGTTTTTAGAAAAGAGTGTAAGATATGGAAAAACATCATTCTCGACTTGATTTATGCGTCCACTGTAAACACGACCTGCAACACTTGATACATTTGCTTTTAGCACTTGCTCAAAGTATTGTCGAATAACTGTTTTTTTATACACGCTTAATCCTTGAGATAGATGTCAATACCACCTATGCCATCTTTTCTAACATCTCTCACTCTGTAGTTCTTTGCATCGATTGACAAAATATCGTTTTGCTTAATGTCGTTTGTATCCAATGTATTAAACATCGGTTTTTCCTCTGTGATAGGAATACCATCATCAGATATTGAAACAAAGGCATCTGTTTTGATGATGTTGAATGTTAGGCCTGTACGTGTATTTGTGCAAGGAGTACCAAACTCGCTCGAACTTAACATATTCGCATGGTCCGCTTTCATCATTTCATCAAAACTAAGTGCCATTACTTCTTAGCACCTTTTAAAGTTTCAATTTCAGCTTTTAAAGTTTCAATTTCAGTATCTTTTTCACTGTTTTCAGCTTTTAAAGTTTCAATTTCTTTTTTGATTTCTTCATCAATCAATTTTTGTGATGCTACAACTTTTTTAGATGGATCAACTGCATGTCCATCTTTAATAAATTTTTTTGCATCAGCATCAGGCAAATCTACAACTTCGCCAGCGTTAGCAAAGCTTGATGCTTTGCTTCCTTTAGGTGTAACTTTTACAGTTTTCAAAAGTTCAACTTTCATTATCTACTCCTTATGCCAATACTGTCGCTACGAGCGTAGAGTTTGCATCTACAAGTAACGGCGCACGTGTTTGAATTGCCTCAACTTCAATAACTTTCTTAGCTTTTGAAACTTTAGAAATGAAGTTACGAACATCTTTTGCAGCACGAACATCATCATTCATTGTTGTGAAGTCAATATCCATATCTCCTGCATATCCTGCAATATCTACATTACCATTCACGGCGGATAGAACTGCGACTTTTCTTGCAGGTACTGCTTTTTGAGATACGCCATTAGCGTCAGTATAATTTCCATCATAACCCCATAGCTCCAAACCTTTGTAAGTTCCATAGAAAATAGCACCGCTTACATCAGCAAACGATTTAAACACTAGCGATCCGTTTTCAATACGTCTGTTATCAAGCTCTTTTTGAACATTTGCATTACTTACTAATGCTCTCATAGTAGCAATACGACCTATTACGTGAGTTGCGTTTGATCCATCTTGTCCGATAAGGTCAATAAATGTTTCAATATCACTCTCAGGTGTTCCGCCTGCTTCGTTCCAATAGTTACCAGAAAGTAAGTCGATAGTATTTGATGCTTTACGCGCAAAATCAACTATACGGTTTTCACCCTTACCTACAACAGAGATTTGACCATCGAAACAAGCATTAATTGCCATAATTTCCATAGCATTTTCAATCATCTCTCTTTGCTCTTGCTGAATCTCTGCGATCATAACGGCAGCTTTTGCAGCGTATGTAGTCTGCGTGTAAACATTTTGACCGCGTAGTCGCTTTTTCAGCTCACTTGATGTAAGCGTCATTAAATCTTGAAGCGTTGGAAGTTTGAAAGTATGCTCATCAAAGCTAAGTTTCTCTGTTCCATCTGCAACTGCATCAGGATTAACGAATTGAGCGACACGAATACCTCTGAATTGCTTGTCAATCTCTACGATTTCAGAGTCTTGTGTTGCACTTGTTCCGAAAAACTGAGTGACTTTCCTAATGTTCTTGTTAAATCAGTAAATTCGATACCCATTATTTATTTCCTTTTTTTAAGATGATGCCTTTTGCCTGTAAAATACCTGCAATAGCCGCTTTTGTTTGTGTTCCAGGAAGTGTCACGCTATTTTCGTTAAACTCTCCGATATAACCGACACCTGCTGCGTTTCCTGCTGTTGCATCGACATCCTCTGCAAGAACTACAACTGTTTGAGCGTCATATCCTAGCTGTGGAGTTGCAGCAGCGACACCGCTTCCAACTACATTCGCATCTGTATATAATCCAGTGTCTTGCAACACAACTACTTGACCTCTTGTATATGCTTTTCCTGCTGCCAAAGTGATACCGAAATCGTTTTCAATTTCAATTACCAAGTTATCAGGAGCGATTGTTGATACACCCATCTTTAATTACCTCCGAAAGTTTTTTCTAAAGCCTCTTCGGCTTCTTTGTTTGCTTTTGCATCAGCGTCGAGTGTTTCCTCTTCATCTGATTCATCTAAGCCATCAAGTTCTTGTGCGCCTGCTTCGAAGTCAGTTCTCTCTTTCTTCATTTGTGCGTCACGTAACTTTAAAAGTGCAATAGCGGCATCGCCTACGCTTTGACCGTCGTCGATAGCTTTTGCTGTGAACTCTGCGCTTGCTCCAAGTGCGATAATACCGCTTACACGCTCGCGCTCTTTTGCAACTGCATTTTCAGTTGATGTTCTCAAAGCTTCGGCGTGTTCATCTGTCAAAGCTTGAACTTCTACATCTGTATAAGTTTTCTTACTCATACTTTCTCCTTTTGGTTGATTTTTGATTTGTGCCGAAGCTGAGTTTACTCTCAAAGTATCCTTTAACATTGCCGCTACTTGTTCGTTCTCATCGTCAGTAATGTTTGCTTTGTAGTTTGCAACACACGCTTTTACACTCTCAACTGCCAGTGCTTTAGCTGTCATTGGGTCGTCTTCTTTTCCACTTGAAATGATTTCATCGCAGAATCCATTTGTTAATATGTCTTCTCCGTAGAAGTATGTTTCATCATCTAAGAGTTTTTTCATCGCTTTTTCATCTTTCGATGTTTTAGCGATATACTCTTTTATGAGTAGTTTTGTAAGGCTTTCTACATGGTCAGCATCTTTTCTAAGCTGTCTTGCGTCTCCCCATGAGATAATGCTTGCGTTATGTATCATATAGACTGCATTGTCGTATGCTTTTATGCTATCTCCTGCTAGTGCTATGTAAGAAGCCATAGAAGCAGCTAGTCCGGTTATTACAACTTCAACACTTCCTTTCTCATATGCTCTAATAGCATTAAATATTGAAATTCCTTCCATGACGCTTCCGCCAGGAGAGTTTATCTCTATTGTAATATCTCCGCTTTGCTCATCAAGCTGTTCTTTTATATATTGTGACGAGACTGCTCCCCATCTTCCAATATCACCATCTATCTTAATTACTGACATATATTTCCTCCTGTAAAGGTTTTATTAGCTCTTTTTCTTTTTTCAATATGTTCACATTCGTTTCAAAATCTCCAAAACCAAGTTCAACAGTTGCCTGTTCTCTTGTAAGAAGATGATTGTCGATTGCAGACACTTTCGCTTTCACGTCTTTTTGTGGATCAACACTTCCCATTGGGTCGCCAATCCATATTGATTTCAGATATGCACTTCTGTTTTCAAAGAAGTCTGGCACGTCCAAATCTCCACTCAACACTCCCCACGTTATAACTTGGTCTCGTATAGGCTTGCAGAACGATGTGATGAACAGCTCACGCTCAGGCTTAACGAACTTTTGCATCTGTAACATTGCAGCGCGTGAAGCTGAGTAGCTAGATGTGAATTGAGTTAAGATTATCTCAAGTGGTATTCGTGTTGATGCTGCAACTTTCTGCATTGATGTCATTACGAACTTATCGTAGTTTGGATTGTCTCGACCTTGTTGATGTATTTTTAACTCGTCGCCCGGCAATAACTGTGTGATGCTATTCTCTTTTATAGTATTCTTTTCAGTCTGCTTTTGCTCAGTTGGATTAAGCAGGTCCGCTTCACTTCCAAATATATCCTCTTTTGATTGAGTCGTGATTGACCCAAAGAATATTGCTGAGAGTTTTGCTGCTGTTAATTCATATTTCATATACTGATCGATTGCATCAACGTCTCGCATTACTGGAGATAGAAAAGGAATACCTCTTTTGAGTTTTGCGCGTTCTCTGTTGAACACATGAAGTATGTTTCGCTTTCCTTTTGAGAATGCTTTTACTTTTTTAAATGTATTGTCTTTTTGAATTATTGAGTATGATACAGGCATCCCGTTTCTGTTTACTTTTATGCCGTGTTCAAAACCAAGTTCATATGATTTTACGTGTTCTGCTCCGATCATGTTTATTTGAACTACTTTTCCGCTTCTAACTGGTGTAAGTGGAAGTGAAACAAAACAATCGCCATCTCTTTTATACTGCATATATGCGAGTCTTTGAATTGCATAGAAGTTATCTTTAGATGTAACATCGCACATCGTTGATTCTGCCCATGCATTAAAATAGTCGTCAAACATCTCTTCTGTGTTCTTTGCTTTCTCTTCTGTAAGTGATGGAATAAGTCTGCGTTGTATAGTAGATTTTGAGTGAAGTCCGCTTCCTACAACATGATCTACAGCTGCTGATATAGTTCCTTTATAAAAGCCATTGTTATAATATTTATCTCGTGATGTCGCTCGTAATGTCACAAGGTCTAATATGTCTAACTCTTCAGGATTATCCCATTGCGCAACTTCATAGTTAGGTGTTGGTCGAGATGCGTCGTGTATTGATCCTATAAGTGCTGTAGCTGCTCTAAGTCTTGACGCTTTAAAAGCATATTCAGGGTTAAAATAGCCTCTAGCTTTATCTACAAAATTAAGCATTTAATCTTCTCGTGAAAATTGTTCTAAACTTTGGAGAGAGAGTAGAGGAGTCTATTAGGTTTTCAATCTTCTCAGTCCACTTATTGACTTGTGATTCTACTTCCTTGATGTTTGTGCGCGTGAGAGTTCTTGATGAGCTTTGCCCATTTGAAATAGTATATGATTGCGCTTGTGATATAGCAGATAGAGCGTTTTCCCACTCATCTAAGTTGTCGAGGAAATAATCTTCTAAAGACTTACCGAGCTTCGCGGCTCTTAGTCTATCTGCATTTGTTATCATTAAGGCAATTCCGTCTTTTAGTACGATGTTGCACACATCGTTTTTTATCGATTCACCACAATTATAACTTAAATATATTTAAAAGTCAAAGAAAATATAGCTATTTCTTTGATAAATCAAAGTTTTTAATCTGTTGTTGTAAAAGTTTTACTGCTGCAAGCTGATATACTTCAAGGTCCAATGCCTCATTTCTCTCACGCGTCTTGATGTATGTCTGTTCTAAAAAGCCGCGTTTGTTCTTTTTAAATACTTTTTTTTCTGCTGTGAGTTGATTAAACCACTCTTCGTCAAAGCTGTTATTGTGATGTATATAGCCGTCATCATCAACATTAAGAGCTAGTCTGTCGAAAATAATATCTTTCGCTTTTGTTGTGGCTACCCACATAATGACACTTTCATCTTTCTTTGCTTGTTTCAAAGTAGCAATAGGTCTTGAGTCATTTGTCTTCACTTCCTTGTCATCACCTTTTAAAAGAACGAACTTGCTAGGATGTTTTTTGACAAAGTTTTTAACCTCATCTGTTTTATGACCGCCCATATCTATGAATGACCGGTATATGTTCACTTTCTTTCCGTCTTGCATAAAGAAGTCTTCTTTTGATACTTCTAGCAGTTTATCCCACACATACTTGTTGATAGGATCTCCCATTATCTTTCCTGCTCGTATGTTATAGCTTGTTTCTCCATCACACCAAGCCTTAATGAGATATTCCAGTCTATCATCTTGTGTATCGACTGTCATGAGTAAAATCTTCGCGCCGTTTGGAATGTAGTCATAATCTTCCGCATTGTTCATCAGGTTGTTTGTATTGAGGGTGACTGCTTTTTCTTCCCATGTCTCAGCAAGCCAAGTGTTTTTAAATGATTTCATCTTCTCTGCATCATTCAGAGAGTTCACAAAAGTCTCTGCTATCTTCGCCCATGTCGTATTTGGTTGAAAAGAGTACCCAGCCCAAATATGATAGCCTCGCTTTTTTCTTCCAATGCGATTATATTCAGCAGTCTTTCCACACTCTATACAGAGAGCCTCGCCGTTTCTTTTGTCTTGTGGATCATCTTCGTTTTCAAACCAATTTCTATTCTCTTTCGGGTCTTGCCATTTTCCGCAACAATAAAAAGGTCTTGTTTGTCTCCACTTGCCTTTTTTATCCATAGCTTTCTTATGGTCGTGACTTATAAGCTCTTCGCAGTTGATACATTTCATCTTAGTATCTTCCGTGTGCCAGTGTTTCACACCGTCTCTATACTCTTGCGGTATGATGAGATTTTTAAACTCTAATATCTGATAGTGTCCGCACTTCGGACATGGTAAGTATCTAAATCTCATATCAGTTTCATTGAATTTTGTTTCTATTTTTGAGTGATATTTTATTGTTGGAGTTGAGCCTATCATAACTTGACCGTTCCAGTACGACTCAGTTCTTTTTTTTGCAAGCTCGTAAGGGTCTCCCTCACCATCTACATCGTCTGGGAATCTATCATACTCATCAAGTCGTATCTTCTTAGCTGTTGCAGATGCGTAGTTGTTTGCAGATTTTCCACCGCGCGACTCAATAAAGCCACCCGGATAAGCTTTATAATTTAGATTGTTTTCTTCTCGTGTCTTGATGATGCAGTCGCCTACATATGGAATATCTCGTAATAGTGGTTTTAACTCTTTTTTGCTCCACTCTCCGGCTTTGGAATCGTTCGGCTGAAATATAATCTGAGGGCATGGATCCTCTACAATGTCATACGCTACTGAGAAGTTCACTATCTTTGTGTATCCAACACGAGTGCTTTTCATCCACACTAGCAGTTCTATATCATCATCACTTGTATCTCTCAGTATGTCCTCTTGATATGCAAATGGAATAAATCGACCAGTTATCGCTGAACTCTCAGCAGATAAATACCCGTGTTCCTTTGCAAATTCAAGCGTATTTGTTTTTGGCTTCGGCTTTAACTCTTTAAATATTTCAGCTATTATCGACTGTTGCTTATATGTTAGATTTTTCAAACTGCTTACCTACTGCCTGCAAATCACTCAATATCTTGTTAATATCATCTGTAACATACTCTTTGATTGTAGTCTTGTCTGCATTCTCTAAGTTAACAGCGTAGTTATTCGGCATATTTATCATTGCGTTTCGTATCATGCTCATAGCTGCGCTTAAAATTTGGATAGCTTCGTCTTTAGTAAACAGGTCCTCTTCTAATTTTCTATTTTTTATCTCTTCATTTTTTGCAAGGAAGTACTCTTTCAATATTGATGCTTTTAGTTTCAATCCGTCAAGATACGCTCTGTCTTTTGTGTTTGCTTGATTGTCTATTGCGCTCTCAATTTCTTCGAGCAGACTTCTTGCTTCTGTATCACTATTAAATGACTTCGATTCTTGTTGTTTTTGTTTGGTCTGTTTTTTTGCTTTTGGTTTTTCTTTTGTATCTGTTTGTTTTTTTTGAATATTGTTGTGATTGTTTGAATATTGAGGATCATCAGGATTGCGTCCTAATGCTTTGCAGGTTTTTATATAGTAGTATTTTTTAGCTCTTGTGCATCCTTTTAGTTTTCCATCTCTTTTTTGATTTGATAGATAGCTAGGATTAATCCCTAATCTTTTAGAAAGTTCTGCACCACTTAAAAGCTCGTCTTTCATTTGTAGCTCCGTCTGTTTAGTAGAGTGTTGCACACACTCGTTTAATAGAATTGTATCATAAAAAACTCAGTAAATTATTTAGTAAATTATTTAGTAAACTTTTTGTTGATTAGATTACGCTGTTTGCATTACACTATTGCAACTTTTTAAATATAATTGCAATAGCTGTGCGCAATGCTTTGATTTGTTTAGTCGAATTTGAAAAATGCAGTAACTGTGAGAATACGCGCCCCAGAACCACTCTCGAGAGCAATCATATCGTCAGAGTACCTTAAAGTATTTTACTCTCATCGTTACGCAACAGTTTATTTACTTATAAAGTCCTGTACTCTTATCACCTTTGTTTAGCTTTCTCCACTTGAATTTCAACTCACTTACTTTCCCATTGTTTTCAGCTAAGACCTTTACTAGCTTTATCCCGCCAAAGTAAATCGCATCATTTACATCCGACAAACAATATATAGCCTCACCATTACCAAATCTTATTCCAGTTGATATCTGTCTCTTTCCATTTCTAAAGTTAGTAACTATGTTCGCGTTATATAGATATTTATCCATATTAGGATTTAACAAAGTTGCCATATTCTTACAATTATTCTCAGACTGTAAAACTAAAAATCTATCTTGCTGATTCATTGCACTTAGGTTTGTTCCTGCTGCTATCATAGCAATAATCATGCTAAATATTATTTTTTTCATCATAACTCTCCATTTGAAATTTTTATTATTATAACTAAAAGTGCAACAAACTAAAAGCTGCGCTTAATGAGTTGAAGAAGTCTATTCTTCTTCATTTACTTGGCTTATATACCCAGTCTCCTTTTCTTTTTCTAACCAATATCCATTTTGAAAAGCCTATTGATCTACTCATAATTCTCTCCATCCTAATATCTCATCTTCTGTAATACTCTCATTCTCAAAGTAGTTCATATTCCATTGTCCGTTAAATAAGTCTGTTTGAGGATTTGCAACTGCGAAACACTTATCTGCTTCACTCACTATTATTTGTCTGTCTTTTGGAACTTCACTTCTTTTTAAAATGTCATGCAATTCATTGATATTTCTGAAATATCTTATATTAATATTGTTTTTCTTTGCATATTCTATCTCCTTTTCCATTCCGTGTGATACTTCATTGCCTATATAAACATATAGATAATCGCACCCATCCATTAGCCTTAATGCGCTCTTCATGCCTAATTCTCTTTCAGACTGAACATTATCATCTAAGAACTGAGTGAGTGTCAGATGTGGAACTACTATATCATGGCCATGAATAGTTACTTTTCTACATATCTCTTTCGTTGTTTCGAGTTGTTCATTAAATTGCTTTTTTGTATCCGCTCTGTATTTGCTGCATATGTATATTCTACTCACGTTATTTCTCCAAACTGTCTTTTATTCTATTTGCATAGTGCAG